ATTTCTATGGTCGCGGATATCCGAGTGGAGATCCCTACAAGGCTTTCAGTGCTGGTGCAGCAACAGAACTCGTTCCCTCGAGTGTGTCTTGGACTGAATTGACAAACCTTCAGTATCAGAGCATCTGGTCTAGCGATGATGTTCGATTCTCCAAGAGTCACAGCGTAAATAACGAGTATGCCCTGATGTTTTTTAGATTCAAGATAGGCCCTCGAGAGCAATGTGTCAAGAAGATCGTGCTTAGTTTTGAGGGTTATGGTACAGCTCCTGGAGGAAACGGCGCCACAATCAAAGTTTGGAATCACGTCGCTTCTGCATGGCAACAGGCCCAGAGTGGAACAGGTGGGGGAGACGAAACCTTAACCATCACGATCTCTTCAGCCTGGACGGACTTCATCGATTCTAACGGTTATGTCTGGCTTCTCGCCAAAACCACGAATCCAAGCAATGGCTCTACGCCAGCGGTCCTCTACTGCGATTTTGTTCAGTGCACGATTCAGGTTTATGGCCTCACTTACTGTGATGTCGTGAGCTACAGAAATATCGATGTCACGGATGTTAAACCATACCTTTTCAGGGCTGAGTTTCTCTTGAAGGGTTGGCTTTTCGAATCAATTTCAGGAGTATTCTAGTAATGGAGGAATGAATAGAAAATGGTTGAAACATATGGAGTTGACGAACAAAGATTCTATTACGTAGAGGAGGCAAACTTTGGAGAGACGCCTGCAAACCCAGGGATGTTCGGTGTGCCTGCTGATGTCATTGACCCTGGGTTCGACCCGAGTAATATTAAAGTGCGCGGCGCAGGAAGCTATGACTTGCAAGCGATCAAGAAGGGTCTGCGTAAGCCAAGTTTGAAACTTGCTTATGTTTTGCCTTCTGAGGCTCCGATTAATCTTCTGCAATGGGCGAAGATGGATCTGAATAAAAGTCTTAGTTGCCAAGTGATTTATTACAAAGGCCTTTTCGCGAGCCCCAGTGACGTACTTTCGCTTTTATACAAGGGCATGAGGTTCAACAAAGTTAGCGTTGAATGTTCCATTGAGGACATTATCAAGGCTGTGGCAGAGTTTGAGGGCCAAGATTTGGTGACTGGAACAACCAAAATCGCTGGTGCGACTTATGGAGACAATCTCGGTGCTGTGGCTTTCAATGAAACCTACGTTAAAAAGGATACGACAACTTTAGACCGGGTGACTGACTGGAAGTTTGACATTGTTAACAATGTTAAGAGAGTGCCAGTTATAAGGACCACGAACGGGCATATTGCCAAGTATGTTCCGTTTGGACATAGGGAACTTGGTGGAGAATTGACTTTTGAGTTTGAGAGCAAGGCTGAGATGGATGATTGTCTCGCTGATTCCGAGTTCCCACTAGAGTTTGGGCTTGGAGGCACATGCAAGGCTGTTTTCAGCTACTGCAAATGGGATAGCATAACGCATACGAAATGGCTTGAGGATCTGATATGTGCTAAGGCTCGGTTTGTAGTCAAGGGCCCTGTTGCGATCACTTAGGAGGTTAAACATGAAAACTGAAGTCTTAGAAATTGATGAAAGATTCGGGAAAGAGTACCAAGGGCATTACGTGTTCCAGGAGATTACTTGGGCTAAGAGAAATCGCATCATTCAGAAGTACACCAAATACAGCAAGGCAAGCGGCGAAGTTGAGAGCAGCGACTTCATCGCCATTCAAGCAGATACTATCTGGGCGAGCCTCAAGGAGCAGCCAGAGAGCAAACCTATATCACTTGAAAAGCTACTGGGCGAGGATATCGGAGTTCCCATAGAGCTTGGTGAATTATTCTCCAAGGTTGCAAACAAACTGAATGGCATGAGCCACGAGGATCTCCGTTTTTTACTCTCGCAATTAGACGAGGAAAGCCGCATCCGGCTCTTTCAGAGTTTCGGCTTTGTCAAGCCTTCGGATGGCTCCCAACACAACTCGCAAGACAGCCAGCAAAAACCATCCAGCAATTCTGTGTCATCTTGAATGTGATGGATCAGATGGCGCTCGAGGAGAAGGAGAAAGCGGAAAGAGAGGCGAAGAAACATGGCCATTGAAATAACCTGCGATGTCGAAGGTGTTGAAGAGTTTAAGGCTGCTATGCAGAAGTTTGATAGTGGCATGCAACGTCAGGTCTACCGCTATCTGTGCAGCTGGGCGAGTGATGTTAAGGCTGCAGCCATGCGAAACGCTCCAGTAAGAACAGGTCATTTAAGAAGCTCAATCTATGCCAAGATCAAGGATTGGGTCGCTGAGATAGGAGCTGATGCTACTTACGCTCTTTTCGTAGAATTGGGGACTAGGCGAATGCGAGCGCAACCGTATCTCTATCCGGCTATCCAAGAGTTTTTGCCAAGTCTCGAAATGAACATTATTGGCGCCATTGAGCAGGCCAAATCGGAGGCTGGTTTATGAGCTTTCGTGAAATTGCCGTTACAATTCGAGCAGTGAACCGAGCTAGTGCAGAGTTTTCTAGGATTCAGACTGATGCTGAGGCCCTTTCTGTTAGGGTGAAAAGTCTTGGCTCTGCTCTCGCTGGCTTGGGCGCAACTGGAACAGTCATCGGGCATATTGCTCATCAGTTCGGTTTGTTGAATGCTGAACAAGCTAGGGTTTTCAATTCTGCCATGATGGTTGTCACGGTTATGGGCATGTTTATGCGGACCAGTATGGGCGTGGCCATCGCTCAGAAGGTGTACTCTGCTGCATGCTGGATCGCTACAGCTGCTCAGAACGCTTTGAACATTTCGTATGCGACGTTTCTAGCCTTGACTGGTGTCGGTATAGCGGTAATTGTTGCAGCAGCCGCGGCTATGTGGTATTTTGCTTCGCAAATGAATGCTGCGACTGCAAGTGTTCAAAGCTTCAATGAAGCTGCTTCTGAAATGCCAACTCGAGGTCGTAGCATTCAACGTGCTGGAGAGGCTGATCTCTACCGTCGAGGAGTTGAAAGTGCTCCATGAGTGTTAATATTCCGAAGCTTACTGTGGCGCTTGGTCCTTACGGTATTTATCAAGGCGATGTTATCGAATGCAGAGTGCATCTTGGCTGCACCAAAGAGGTTAGCAGCTGGGAACTGTTGCTTCAAAATTGGGATAAGAAGTATAGTCCCGGTGGTATGTATCCTCTCGGTGTTGGTCAAGACGGCTACATTAACATTGGCAGGGGCGATAACGTTCCTCAAATCATTACGACTCGAACTGAGAGTATTAGGTATGAGTCGGGTCCTACTGAGAATTATGTGCGTGTGGCTGGTCGATGTTGGGGCGAGAAACTTTTCAGAAGAGTCATTTCCAAGACGTATAGTAGTCAGAAGGGCGAAGCCATAGTTAAGGACTTACTGGATTACTATTCTGGTTTAAGCCATAACCGCAGCGGGGTTGAACTTGTTGAGAACACCGACACTACATTCACGCTACTTGAATACGAGAACACACCTGCCTGGGACATTCTAAGGGCTATTGCTGCAGCAAGCGATAAACTCGGCGTGATTGGCTATGATTTTCGTGTTGCTCCAGACGCTAAATTTGAGTTTTTCCAGAGAAACAGCAAGACCTCGCCAGTAAGCGTAAGCGAAAAAATTGAGGCAAGCGAATATCGGAAAGAGATTCTCGCGGTCAGAAATAAAGCCAAAGTTTATGGTTCTCAAGGGAAAAATTTTCCAGCAGACTTGGATTCTTGGAGTGAATCAACGTTAGGTTGGACAGTAGTTTCAGGAACTCTCTCATTAGAATCTGGAAGACAACGGAAGGGAAGTTACAACCTTCGTGTTGATGCGGCTGCAAGCGTAGAAGCAAATATTTACCGAACATTCGACGCTCTAATCAACCCTCAAACTTTTGTTATGTGGGCTTGGATACCTGGGAATTTGGGAGGAGGCTACGGCTATGTTAGATTGTGGGCTCCTGACAGCTCAAACTATTTCCAAGCAAACATAAAATCGATTCTTGAAAGTAACTGCATTCTGCAATGGGGGCTTATATCACTGGCTTTAGGTCCTAATCAAATGTATGACGTTAACAATAATCCTAATGGAATCTGGACGAAAACGGGTAATCCGCAATGGAGCCAAGTTAGTGGCCTTCAACTTATAATATGCACTATTGGCGCTGCATCATACTATATGTATGATGGCGACTTCGGTTTTCTAAACTGTACTTTTGTTGGAACAGCCGAAGATTCTGGAAGCCAGTCCGCCTACGGCTTGCGTGAGCTTACAGAGACGGATGAGGAACTTTCCAGTGATAATGAGTGTACGTTGAGGGCTAAGGCTATTCTCGCTCAGCTGAAGGATCCTGCAGAGTATCTTACGGTCCGCAGCACGGTCATCGATTATGGTACTACTCCCATTTTGGCAGGCGACAAAATTCATGTAACATTGCCCAACGAGAATGTCGATGCCGATTTTCGCATCTTGAGTGTGGAGTATTTTGTCGACGCGAAGACGCAAACCCTCGAGATCACGCTGGAGTTGGGTCGTGAGGTTCCGCTTCTGGCTGACTATGTGTATGCTCTCAGAAGCAAGACTGATCATTTGAGTAGGCATAAAATTGCGAGGATGATTTAATGAATAGACAGCTTTTGAAGCAGATTAAGAGTCTTAGGCCGGGGAGTCTTATTCGTGTGGATTGGCATGATGCCAGTATAGGCAAAAGTTTGAGTGGAGGGCGTACTGGAATAGATGTTCCTGTGTTTAGCATAGGCATTTTTATAGGATTGTTGGGTGAGAATGATAAACACATTATTTTAGGACAGAACCATTTTCGGTATGCCGATGGCATTTTCGATATTGACTATACCGCTATACCGTTGGTTTGGGGTGTCAACGTTAAGGTCATTCAGGTTGGATACATAAGTCCTGAGGAGGCTCAGCAACTGTTAAACAGTTTCTTGCTGGGCGGTAGGCGGACTCTTTCAAAGAAGCGCCAAGAACGTTTGAGGAACCATCATGACAGACTGGATTAAAAAGGCTCTAACCAAAACCATTCAACGTAAAGGCTCCAGAGGAAAGGCGCAGATAATTGTTGTGCAGCCTAATGAGAAGCTTGTTTTGGGTGTGAAATTTGCCATCGGAATGACGATCTGTCTATCAGCTCTCGAGATAGCGCACATGGCTTTTCTGGGCTCCTGGAACTCTGAAGTTTTTGCTGCCATAACGGGCTTAAGTGGAACGATTATGG